CCCTTGTTTGATAAAGCAGGGGTAACAGTAAAGAAGAAGCCGGATTTGAAAGCTAAGCTTGACAAAGAGTTTTCCCTTTTCATCCGGCTTCGTGATTGTATGCCAAACGGGTATTTCAGATGTATTTCATGTGGGCAAATAAAGCCCTTCGAGCAAGCTGATTGTGGTCACTATTTCAGCCGCACGCATATAGCTACCCGCTTTGATGAGAATAATTGCCATGCCGAATGCCGCCACTGCAATAGGTTCAAAGCTGACCATCTGGAAGGCTATCGGGTAAATCTGATAGCTAAAATCGGGCAACAGAAATTTGACTTACTGAAAGTGAAAGCTGCCAGTACTTCTAAGATGTCAGATTTTGAATATGAGCAGCTAATCAAGTATTACAAAACACTTAATAAGAAGTTACGAAAGGAGAAAGGGCTATGAGTTATGTATTACGAGATTACCAACAGAAAGCCTCTGATGCTGCCGTTTCTTTCTTCAACAACAAGGCGAAGAAAACAAACGCCATTATGGTGTTACCCACAGGGTCGGGAAAGAGCCTTATCATAGCGGATATAGCCGCAAGGCTTGACGGGCACACCTTAGTGTTTCAGCCCAGCAAGGAAATACTCGAGCAAAATTTCAAGAAGCTATGTTCTTACGGCATCTTAGATTGTTCGATATATTCAGCTTCTTTTGGAAGAAAAGAAATATCAAGGATCACATTCGCCACGATCGGTAGTGTAATAAATCATCCGGATTTGTTTTCTCATTTCCAGTCTATCATTATAGATGAGTGTCACTTGGTAAATCCTAAAGAAGGGATGTATAAGACATTCTTAGAACTTCTCAAATGCAAGGTTCTTGGTTTAACGGCAACGCCATATCGATTAAGTAGTTCGCAAGAGTTTGGTTCTATGCTGAAATTCATTACCCGAACACGTCCGGCTATATTCAAGGATGTAATCTATCATGTGCAGGTTTCTACCTTACTTGATATGGGATATCTGACAAAACTAAATTACTATTCAATGAATCCGGTAGGATGGAACGAACTTAACTTGAAAGTAAATACTACCGGTGCCGACTATACCGATAAATCAGTACAAAGAGAGTATGAGCGAATAGACTTCTACAGTTATGTTGTCCATATTGTCCAACGACTACTTAATCCGAAACAAGGTGGAAAACGGAAAGGCATTCTTGTTTTTACCCGGTTCTTGAAAGAGGCAGAGAAGTTGACTTGGTCAATTCCTGGCTGTGCTATCGTTTCGGGCGAAACTCCAAAGAAAGAACGAGAACAAATACTTGAGGCTTTCAAGTCTGGCCGGATACCAGTTGTCGCTAATGTTGGGGTACTCACGACCGGTTTCGATTATCCAGAACTTGATACGGTCGTTATGGCGCGTCCTACGATGTCATTGGCGATGTGGTACCAAATAGTCGGCCGGGCAATTCGTCCGCATTCGTCTAAAGAATCAGGTTGGATTGTTGACCTATGTGGAAATATCAAACGATTTGGGGAAGTGAAAGACCTAAAGTTGGTTGATGGAGGTAATGGTAAATGGGCGGTATATTCAAAAAGCAGACAATTAACTAACGTATATTTTTGATATGGACATACTAAGCATAATTAATCGCCTTCAAGAAAAGAGACGATTGGAAAAGATAACACCGGATCATGTGCCGGAAGTGGAGTTAATGAACACAATCCATGCAGAGGCGAGAAAAGAACTTAATGAGCTTTTTGTTTCTGGTAAGATTGGAATTACTAAGACGTTAAATTCAAAGGCTATTTATATAAAGGAGTGATATGGATAAAGGATTCATAATGCTCTCACGTAAGTTTTTCTCTAATGAAATGTGGGAAGCAGCCCGGACTTTTAGCGAGTGCGAAGCGTGGCTCGATTTGATTCAGAGTGCACGATTTGATGCAACGCGGCTTACAGCCAGTATCGGAGGTAGAGAAATAACATACGGAAGAGGACAATATCCGGCATCTGTACGCTTCCTGTCTAAACGTTGGAGGTGGGGAGAACAAAAAGTTAGGAGCTTTATTGAAAAGTTGATAAAAAAGGGAATGGTCACTACTGATAACTCACAGGGCATGACCGTTATAACATTAGTGAAATATGATGATTATAATATCAATAACACAGTAAATAACACACAAGATAACACATCTAACGTATTGGATTATAATAGAATAAAAGAGTTTGTAACACAGGCTGTAACACAGCAAATAACACAACTACAACACAGCGATAACACAAAGAAGAATAAAGAAAATAAAGAGAAAAATATAGGAGATTCTGACGAATCTCTTGTATGTGGGGCTTCGCAGCCCCACACCGAACATATCGATTACTCCGAACTTGTCAAATTCTTCAATGAAGAAACAAAAGGTGTATTTGGTACGGTCAGGACTCCGCTTTCTGATAGCCGTAAAGGGATGATTAACGCACGTATAAAATCTTACGGCAAAAAGACGTTTGCCGACATGATTCGTAAGGCATACCAAAGCGATTTCCTGAAAGGGCAGAACAAAAAAGGCTGGACAGCATCTTTCGATTGGCTTATCAAACCAACGAATTTTGAGAAAGTAATATCAGGTAATTATGACAACAAGAATAGCAGAAACGATCCGGCAATTCCAAACAGGGCAAAATCACGAGAAGAACAAACAGACCGTGAAATCTTCGAATATGCCGCAAAAGCTTTCGGAAAGGGCATGGTTAGTAGTAAATAGGTACGGGGACGGTGAAAGTTTCGCTAAAAAGTTCAATCCTTCATTACAGGTTGTATGTGCTCAAAATGTGGAACGTTCGTTCAGAGGTAATGCGCCTTCATTGGCTTTGCTCGGAGAAACCTATCCGGATGAACAAGTGAATACTTGGATAATTGCTCAACTGATGGACTTGTACAAGTTTGCCGGTGTAAAGGAGAAGCCTACATTCCAACAGGTCTTGGAGCTTTCCGTGATGATACGTGTGGAATACTATTACTTGAAAGCTTCCGAATTGTTGCTTTTTTTCTTCAAGTTGAAAGCTGGCGAATATGGCACCTTTTACGGTGTTGTGGATCCTATGGTAATCATGTCTGCTCTAATAGAGTTCAAAGCATACAGAAAAAGGCAACTGGAGAAATACGACCGGGAAGGACAGGAAAGACAACGAGAAGAAAGATACGAGAAGCAAGGTAAGAACTCCGTCCCGTTTCCGGATCATTTGGAGTTTCTGAAAAAGATTATGGAATCAGAATAATCAAGCTAAAAAAATGAAAACAGTAGAAAAATTAAGAATAGCGCCTATTGGCACGATTGTAAGCATTGTAGATCGGGCACTGCGAGTACATGAAGTCTTTTATTTAAACTATTAGAGGAATACACTTAACAAAATAAGCACTGGCTAAATTTGTTAGATTCAAGCAGAGGCTACGTTCATTTAAATATATAGGCTAAATCCACGTAAATTAATGGTTTGCATCTACAAATATAGTAAAGTGTTTAATTTGTGTGCTCCTTTTTCATCGGTAGAACCAAGTATTAATCGTATATTTGCATTAAAATAAGAAAAATGAAATATAAACTACATAGTGATGCTTTTCCCCATTATATTAAGTATATGGGATCAAAGACTAAAATTTTGCCATTCGTTATACAAGGAATTGAAAGTGTTTATCAAGGAGGAGCAATATGTGATCTATTTGCAGGTTCATGTTCGCTTTCGGGTGCATTAGGAAGTCAGCTTCCTATTATTTCAAATGATATTCAGTATTATTCTTCTGTTATAGCAAAGGCTTATCTTACAGATTGGAATCATCAAGATGTTTTGTTAGAAGATATTCTGTTAAAAGCCAAAGAATATCATCAAAAACATTACCAAACATTAGTTTTGGATTATTTGTATGCATCTGATATGACATTAGAAGATTTTAATAATGTTGAAACAAGAAGCCAACAACTAATTAATTCCCAGTTTAATAACGATTGGCATCTATTTACAAAATACTATTCAGGAACATGGTGGAGCGTTGAACAATGTACTTGGATAGACTCTTTGCGAATGGCTATTGAAGATTATCGTAATTCATCTGTATATAATACTCTTTTAAGTTGTCTTATGTATGCTGCTGCTTATAATAGTCAAGGAACAGGACATTATGCTCAGTATCGAGATGCAAAGACGGAATCTGCAATGGCTGATATCAAAATATATAGGTCAAAAAGTATTCTGGAATATTTTGTACGAAAAGTAGAAGATGTATTCGGAAAGTTAAGGACTGAACCTAATCATCTTAATCATAAAATAATTGTGGAAGATTATATAAGTTGTTTGAACAATTTAGAAGAGAGAACGACTGTATATGCTGATCCTCCATATTGTTTTGTACATTATAGTCGTTTTTACCATATTTTAGAAACTATGGTTCTTTATGATTATCCTGAAATCCAAACAAAAAATGGAATGTATGTTAAAGGAAGGTATCGAGTTGATCGACATCAGTCTCCATTTTGTATCCGAACTCAAGTTCAAAAGGCTTTTGATGATATGTTTTCTGTAGTGAAGCGAAAAAACAATTCGTTGGTTCTTAGCTATAGTGATACAGGAATGATATCTGTTTATGATTTGGAACAAACTGCATTGAAATATTTCTCAAGGTCGCAAATTAAACTTTGGGCTATGGATTATAGCCATATGACTATGGGCCGAAAGAATGATCGAAAAAGAGATGTACAAGAAATGCTTTTACTGGTCAAGAATAATAAATAACATAAAATACCTTATCCCTGTTATATCACTTAAAATCAGGAATAAGGTATTTAGGATTTATGAATTTTCATCATATAATTTATCAGATATACCAAATACTAAAATAGGGCAACCTCCTCCGCTACCACCTTCAATGCGCGGGATTAATTTGTCCATATGGGTGGTAGAGGCTCCGTAGGAATCTCCTTTCCCTAATTTATTAAAAATATCTTGTAATTTTGAACAACGTGTAATAATAATTGCAACACTTATAGCTCCTCTTTCATGTAAGAGCCTGTAATTGTTCAAATCTCTATCGTAAAAAGGATCTTTGTTATTCCACTCAATGTCAAGAGCTATACGATTTTTGTAACAGTCTATTTTGTGTGTTGGAGTGTCATGTTTCTCTCCATCAATAATTAGCTGGGTTTCAAACATTTTTTCAGTCCATCCCTTTTCATATAAATAGGAATCAAGTGCTCCTGAAATAGGACTTTTTCGACCACCCGGAGTTATTATTGCACTTTTTCTTAAAGTAAAAGCATTTAACATTTCTATAACTTCATTGTATTCTACTGTGAAGTCAATATTCAGAATTGCAATGGCATGTCTATATTCGTGTACCTCATATCTATCAATGATTTCATGAGGAAGATTTTCTGTACTCATAATGGTTATTTTGATATCAATTTTCTACAAAGAAAATAAATAAAATTCTTTATACAAAATCAAATATGAATTAAAAAGAACTGAATCATGAATAAAACAAAATGTATCACTTTCCACCCGGTAGTGCGGGAAGCATTGCCGAATCATATTAAGGCTAAAATGAAAGCAGCTAGAGATAAAGCCAGATTAGAAGCATATCATAAACACTGTCCTTGTTGGAACAGTCACAACGATAGTTGCTATGATGATAATAGTTCTTGTGATAGAGATTGTGAGTATATGAAAAGTTTCAATCACGAAAAATATTAATTTAAAAAGGAAAAATATGGAAAGAGAAGATATTGAAAGGGCGGCAAAGCAAGCCCCGTGGGTAAGCGTGAAGGAACGTCTACCGGAAAATCAAGACATAGTCTTGGTTAGAGGTGAGTACGGGGGTAAAGCCACCGCTTATCTATATGGCAAGGATAGCGGCTTTATCGTTTACGGGGAGGACGCTTATAAGGTATTCGGGGAGATTACCCATTGGTGCCAT